AGGGTTTCTCCTGGTTTTCAAGCGCCACCGGGCGCGGGGTTTGTCTGTCTGGAGGTGTTACTCGTAAGGGCTGGTGTTGCTGGTTTCGTAGACGATCTGGAACGTCACCAAGATGATCATTTCTTTTTGGCCTGGGTCTGGAGAGTCCATAACCGAATCCGTATAGCTAATGTGCTTGCAGAGCCCGCCAAGCGTCTGATCGCTGGCCAGAGCATCGTTCAGAAGCGCAGCCAACATCTGGTTGCCCTGGACGCTGGAATTGATCGAGCGGTCTATTTTGGCCATCTCCCCAACATTGAGCGTCAGGGTCATTTCATACTTCCGGTACTTCAGCTTCTCCGCCGTTTCAGACGGATCCCAGATCACCCTTGCCGGAAGATCCTGTTCGCTGTCCAGCTGCTCACCGCGCTTTGCGTTCAAACGGTCAGCAAAGGCCTGAACAACCTGTTCTCGAATGCTGTCTGGCATCAGAAGCCCCTCAGAATGGCGTCGATCTCTTTCTCGAATTGCTGCATCTGATAAAGAGACATCCGTTCACCCACCTCTTCCTTTACATCCGTGAACACCTGGGAAAGAGAGGGTCCGTAAAAAACTTTGATCCTTCCGCCCTCAGAACCGATTCTTGATCGCCGCCCAGCGATCGCAACACGACCCGAGGTACCAGGCAGCACAATGTAGAAAGGCTTACCTTGGATTTCGCTATCACCGTCGAAAACCTTTGCTCCGCCGGTGGGCTTCACTTTTACGCGGATGCCACGCGTTGGAATTGCGGGAGGTTTGAGCCAACTGACCTTGTCACCCGCAATGCTCGTGTCCGTTGAGAATCGCGAAAGCAAAAGGCCTCTGGAGGGTGTCGAGACCTTTGACTGAAGCTTTTTCTGTGAAGCCTTGGTGATCGTCATCAGACTCTTCACATAAGCAGCATTGAGACGAACTTGCTTGCGTATATCCTGGCTGGATTCTGTTCTCGCTTTCGTCACTGTCTTATTCAATGAACGGGCATGAGCCCGAGTGGCGCCATCCGAAAACTTCGCCAACAGGGCCCGCACTTCCTGCAGGCTGGAACGATCAACCTCAACTTGCATTGGCGTAGTGCCTCGTCACCTGCCCGTCATCCGTGATCAGCCCGTCCAGTATCCACTCGGTTTGCCCGATGGTTACCTTGTCGCCACGCCGGGGCCGATCCACATAGCTCTTCCGGATCTCAATCTGGTCCCGGAACGCAGGCATGTTCGTTTCATAAACCTGGCGCTGCTCAACAGCCCGATCCAGAATGCAGCGGATCTCAGAGCTGGCGCCCTGTGCATCGGTGTACACCGCATCCACGGCGAACTGTTCATCAATGGCGGACTCAAGCCGGTCCGCCACTGAATCGAACTTGCTGGCCATCAGTTGCCGCTGGCGCCGTCGCCGGTTTCGTCATCGGATTGATCAAGCTGTTCCTGCTCATCCTTGATCACCCGCACTTTGCTGCCAGCCTTTTTCACTTCAGCGGCTGTCATCTTCACTCTGGTGCCAGCGGGAACGACAATCTTCTCCCCACTCTTGTCACGGTCTTCGCAACGTTTCACAAATTCCACGGTAAGATTCTTGGTAGCCATCTTCGTTTCTCGCATTCGTTAGAAGGGTTGCGGAGCCGGCGCTAAGGCCGGCCCCGTGGACTTTCGTCAGACTCAGTAGACGGTGGCGAAGGCCAGTCCGTTGATTTCCAGGAAGCAAGGCAGGGGTGCAGATTGAGTCATGATCTGCTCCACACCAGGGTCCTTCTCAACCCAGTTCTTCGGCCAGTACTCAGCGGGAACGTAGTCCGCCTCACCATCCAGAATGGCGCCATAGGCCCGCAGACCTTCAGAGCCTGTGGAGACGACGGCCACGCCGTTGTCCGGAATGAACAGCTCCTTGTCACCATTGGCGTCTTCGAAGTAGCCCGCGTAGGTCCAAACCTCCGGACCAGAACCACCCAGGCGGCCTTTGAAGGAAGCCAGCTGAGTGCTTGGTGCCATTTCCAGAACGGTTTCAGAGCCGCGCATGGTGTCCAGCAGTCGCTTGTTGATGGTCTCGAAGCTAATGAACTTACGGTATGCACCGCGCCCCATGATTACGTGGGTGGCTGGGGCCATCATCAGAGCGAACCAGTCTTCCAGGTCTTCATCCGGTTTGGCGGTAGACTGATCCCAAGCGGCTGCACCGCCAGAGATATCAATGGTGAGATTTGGATCGCGCTGGAAATCCACTTCCGAGGTTGGGTAATCCTCCCCTTCCACGATCACTTTGCCGGTCTGGACGATTTGGGCAACCATCCACTCTTCCCGGCGCTTAATCTTCTTGCGCTGCTCATCCATGATATCCACCAGGATGGCTTGCCGGCGCTCACTGGTGGTCAGGCTGCCACCAATGGCTTCACCAGGCTGGCGCTTCACTACCCGTTTGGGATCAAGGAAGTTCTTAGGCTTCACGTATGCCGGCGTGAAGGATTGCTTTTGCCCGCCGCGAGCACGCTGAGACTTACCGGCAACCATCGGGCTCACGAACGGAGCCAGCTTTTTGTCGGTGCCAAGCTTGTCGAAGGAAATGGCTTCGTCTTCGAACTCAACCATCGCGGAACACAGCAGGTTAAGCAGGAAGGGGTTGAATGGGTCCAGCTCTCTGTAGACCCCCAGGAGCGTTTCTGTATCGTATGCCATGGTTTAGTTACCTCTGTTTATGGCTCAAGGAATCGGCTTATTACTCGGGGGTAACCAGCCGGATGGGTGTACCGTCGAAGGCGCTCTTCTGGAGTGCGGTTGTCCAGCTGGCGTCCCAGGTAAGCAGGGTCTTGTTCAGCCAGCCGCCGCGCACGAACTGGCAACCAGAAGCCGCAGCAGATGCATCAACGTCGTGAGCCAGCGCACCTACGGGCTGCTCTGATCCATCACTGGCTGTTTGCACAGAAAGCTTCAACTCTCCGGTTGCCGTTACGCGGCCAATCACAGTGCCACGGGTGAGGTTTTGGCCGGATTCGAGGGTGCCGTTGTCAAAATCGATCAGGCCACCCAACACCAGGGAATCATCCTGGAATGACTCAACAGCTGAGCCAGCGAGAGGAAATGAGGTAGTCATTGTTCAACTCCTAACCTATGAATTAACCAGCGTTCGGGCTGGCTCAGTGGGTGGTAGGCTTGCGCCCGGTAGCTTTACGGTGAGAGCTCATAATCTCCTGCAGCTCTGTTTTCTGTCCGCCGCCTTGACTCTCGGCACCAGCGTCCGCTGCAATCTCTGGCTGCTTGGTGTTACCCATGGCGGCACTCAGAAGGCCAGAAGGTGCAGCCGCGTTCTGTTCAGGAACTTCAGCAGCAGCCAGCATCGCCTTGGCATCTTCCACAGACATCGTGGTTTTAAATGCCAGGTGCTGGGCCAGCTTGCCCCGGCCTTCGGCTTCCTCACACTGCAGGATTCCGGCAATACGGGCCTGCTCAGTGGCAGCCGCATCAGCTGCCAGCTTGGTGGTATCCACGGTGTCCGGTTGCTCAGCGCTGGCTTCCGGGGCGGGTGCCGGTGCAGTGGCCGCCGGCTTCTTTGTGCTATCGGTCATAGTGCTAACTCCGATTGTCGTGGTGGTTTGGATGTAGTCAGAGAAGGCGGCCAGCATGTCGTGGCCATTGATGAGCTCGTCCGCAAATCCAACATCGATTGCGTCTTGCCCGGTATAGATGGCCGCCTCAGTGGCAAGCACATCCGATGCAGAAAGGCCGATATGGGTACCAACCATCTCCGCGAACTCATTGCGGAGCCGGTCAGATTCGGCCTGGAATCTGGCGAGCACCTGCTCAGGCAGGTTCTCGTAGGGGTTGCCATCCACTTTGAAGGCGCCGGAGTGAATCAAGGTCACATCAATGCCGTTGGCCTTCAGCTGCTCTTCAAAGCTGGCATGCATCATCACCACACCCACCGAACCGGTCCGGGCGCTGGTGGTGGTGTATCGGTAATCGGTGGCGCTGTGCAGGGCCATGCCGGCGCTGCAGGCCATATCGTAGGAGATGGAGGCGATCGGCTTCTGGCCACGCAGCTCATTCAGCCGGCGGGCCGTATCAAAGCAACCGGCAACCTCACCGCCCGGGGTGTCCATATCCAGCAGGATGCCGTTCACGGTTGGATCCGCCAGGGCTTCCTCTACCCGGGCAATGATCCCGTCGTAACCGGTCATTCCGGAATACGGCTGCAGGTGCCCGAACTTGTGAACCAGCGTGCCGGAAACCGGAATCAGCGCAACGCCCCCAAGCACCTCATAGGGCCGGTTACGGGGGCGATTGGAGCCGAACGAATCCGCCCGCATCCGCAGCTTCTCCTGGGATTCAATCAGGCCGAACTCATCCTGCAGGCTGGCGATCCCCAACCGTGGCGCCAACGCGCCAAGAAATACCCGGGCATAGCCAGGCTCCAGCAACAGCGGCTGATTCAGCACACGGGCTGCAATGTTCTGGTTTCGCATAGTTTTCTCCGGGCATAAAAAAACCCCGCCGAAGCGGGGTTCTGTAGGTTTTGACTCTGTGTGAATTTAGCTATAGGAAGCGAAGGAATCCGTCATCGCAACGTGTCCAGCGCCGCCTGCTCATCGCCTTCAAGGCTTTGCGCTCCACGTTCGGGGGGAGACGGCCTTTGCTTTTTGAATTTGAATGCCGCGTGTACCAAAGTTCTTCTGCCGTTTTTGGGCCATTACAGTCATACCACCGGTCTTTAGATCCAGGAATGAATTCCCGGAACAACAATCGTGATGGTGTTCCAATGATACTTGGCATGATCAAACCTCTAAGTCAAAGTCTTTCGATTCATTCTAATCTAAATTTGGTAGCAGGGGCTGGATTCGAACCAGCGACCTTCGGGATATGAGCAG